CTCGGTGGGTGAGCTTGAACCTCGCAAAGTCGTCAAGACCCCTAACCCTGATGCAAAGCAAACCGATAAGGACCCGCTGACAGATGATGATGACAGCGAAAACCAGAATCGGGACGCCGATAGTACCGCGCAACAAGGCTGACCCTACGCAATCCTCGCGGCAGGTAAGTAGGATGTTCAACGACATCGAAGACCGGTATCTGAACATCAAGCGCCGCCTGAAGGAGCTTTTCGATCAACGCCTGACCGGACGCCAGCGGGCAACCAACGGCGAGCATTCATGGATGATGTGCAACAACGATGGCGCTGAGCCTTCGCTGTATCAGGTGAATGCCGGAAAGTTCATCTATGACATGAACGCGGCAGAGCTGGCAAGCCTGCTTCAGATAGTGCAAACCATCCTTGATGACGCGCTCCTTGATGGTGGCAGCCAGAACCTGTGGGCGATGGATTACGTCACCGCTGAGTATGAGCGCGGCACGCTGAACGCCTACACAAACCTCTCTGTGCAGTCTCCTGTGTATGCCAGCCAGACGACGCTGATGCAGTTACTATCTAGTCCGGCTTATCAGAACCAGATTGCCAGCGCTTACATCAGCACCTATAGCGACTGGAAAGGCATTAGCGACACTGCACGCGCCGATCTGGCTAACGTCATTGCCGAATCTATCGGTCGCGGCGTTAACCCGCGCGAGACGGCCAGCATCGTCAGCAAGCGCTTAGATGTGTCCATGGCTAAGGCCAAGAACATCGCGCAGACTGAGCAAGTTGGAGCATTACGCGAGGCGCAGTGGAATGAAACGGATTGGGCGGCAGACAGGCTCGGTTTAAATACAGGCCTTTTGCACCTTTCTGCTCTTAAGCCCACAACTCGACAAACTCACGCGTACTGGCATGGCAAGGTTAGGACAACCGAGGCGGTAAGAGCATGGTATGCAGTCGATGGAAACAAATATCACTGCTACTGCAGCCAGATTCCTGCGCTGCTCAACGACGACGGCAGCATCTTCAACGAAGGGTTGGCGGACAAATTGGCGAAAGAAAGAAAATCTTGGATCGCTAAGTAAATGAGAATAATCTTTAACCTCTTATGATATGGAGGTTTTATGATTGACCAAAATACTGTAGTGCATGTCGGGAATGGCAAGCAGCAATCCATAAATCTTGGAAGAGTTTCTCTCTTTGAGTACGTGTCGGAAATCGGCAACGGAGAAATTAAGCTGGTATTTACCCGCAAAGAGGCTGAATTCAACAGAGAGGAAGTTAGTCGTTTAATAAGCCTGAGTAAGGAAGCGCTGAAATTTACTCTCATCAGCAACAAATCTGAGCATTCCTATGATGCCACGCTTCAAGAAGTAACACTAAATTCAAACGAGTTTTTCGAAAGCCTCACGCTCAAAGCTCTTGTAGTTTAAATCCACCAATTGTTAAAAGGTCGCTTCGGCGGCCTTTTTTATTGCCTGAAATCCACCAACGAGGACCCAGCATGAAACGCAACCGCGTTAACGTGCTGACCGTCGTCAACTCCGCTTCAAATATCACCACTGAAACCATCGACGGCAAGCCACATATCGTGGTTCGCGGCATCACGCCTGTCGTGGACGATATCGTGATGAACCGGAAGTTGTACCCGGCAGCAGAAATCGAAAAGGCTTACAACACGCTTGAGCGTAACCCGATGCCGCTGGGCCACCCAAAAGTGGATGGCAAGCACGTATCGGCGCGCGATGTCCGGGCAGTGAACAACTATCACGTCGGCGCATGGCTCCAAAACGTCAGTCATAAAGACGGCAAAGTCAGCGGCGATATGTACGTTGACCGCCAGTATGCCGAGTCGAGCGAGAAGGGTAAGCGCCTCGTTAACCGACTGGATGAGATGGCAGCCGCTACCAACACTGACCCGATCCACATCTCCACCGGCCTTCTATATTCCGGCATCGCTGCCAATGGCGAGTCGAAGGGCAAGAAGTACAACGAGATTGCCACCAACATGATGTTTGACCATGTTGCGGTGCTGCTTGATGAGCCCGGCGCGGGCACACCAGATGAGGGGGTTGGCATATTTGTTAATGCCGAAGGTGATGAGGTTGAGATAGAAGTCGTCAACCTTGAAGACTCCAACATTCCCGATCCGCAAGACCCCACTTTCAAAACATTTCTCAACCAGCTAAAGGCGTTTTTCAGCGCCAACAGCGACTCAACCCAGAAGGAAACAGACCCGATGAAAGAACTCATCGTTAATGCGCTGAAGGCTAAAGGCAAATCGGTTGACGGCAAAACCGACGCTGAACTGATGGACGCGTACAACCAGATGCTGGCGGAAAACGCCGAAGGCAAACAAGAGACGCCTGAAGAGAAGGCCGCGCGCCTGAAGAAAGAAGCTGACGACAAAGCGAAAGAGCAGGCCAACAACAGCCAGGAAGCACCGGCATGGTTTAAGCCTTTCGCTGAAAAGCTGAACACCATCGAAAGCGGTCTTGCGGTAAACGCAGACAAAGAGAAAGACGAAAAGCGAAATGCTGTGAAAGCGAAGTTTGGCCTGGACGATCTGGCTGTTAACGCTCTCGATGGCGCGGCTCTTGATGGGCTCTACGCACAATGCCACACCTCAACCGGCCTGAATGGTGCGTTTCGCCATACGGCTACCAATCAATCTTTCAGCGAAATGCCGGAGTAAGAAATGGCTAAAGACGGGAAACATGTGATCCACGCGGGCGGCATCTTTGCCAACCCGCAACTGCATCGTGAAGGTGCTGCCGCAGCTGACACTAAGCCCGGCACGGTTGGCTTCTTCGATAACACCACGAAGAAATTCACCGCGTCGGTGGCCGGGGATGAAGACGCCATCCTGTATGTCGCCAACTACGACTATCTGCGCTGCAAGACGGTGGACGACATCATTGCAGCCGGTGAATGGGTCGTCGCATTCCATCCAACCCCGGGTGTGTTCTTTAACGTCCCTGCTGCAGCCGGTACTTACACGAAAGGTCAGCCGCTATCGATCGTCAATGGTCGGGTAAAAGCAAAAGCCACCGGCGAATCTACCCGCGCTTATGTGGAAGAAGACCGCTCAACCACCATTGCCACCGCAGGCGACCTCCTGCGCGTTGTCATTAAGTAAGGAGCAACGAATGTTTGCATTTTCTACCCAACAGGCAACGGCAACCCGAAACCTTGAAGCGAACACCGCTCAGTTTCAGGAGTTGCAGTTTGCCCGTAATGCCAGCGCTCAGGCTGTAGCGGATTTTATTGCGCGCACCCGCGTGCGTGGTGAAGCCGCCAACGCCCCGACGCTGGATGCAGTTAACGCGGTTGATGATATCCGTCGATTGTACCGTGCTTACGATCAAACAGTGTTGGCTGAGTTCCAGCCGACCACGGAATTTACGCTGCTGAATGACCTGATGCCGCTTTCACGCTCCGTTCGCCTGGAAGAGTCGGTGTACGAGTATGCACGAACCGGCGGCCGTGGCTGGGCTCATACTTCCATGTCCGGGCAGATTGGCGCGGCTCTGGATGCGAAAAGCTACACCTTCGACGGCACGATGGTACCTATCCACGACAGCGGCTTTAAGTTCAACTGGCGTGATCCGGTCTTCAATAAAGGCTCCGCGCTGGCCTCACTGGCAGACGCTCAGTCTGGTTCCGTTGATGATGTTCGTCGCCAGTATGTGGACTACATCTGGAGCGGTTTCCGCGATGCAGCGGGCAACTACATCAACTTTGACGGCAAGACCTGGAAAGGGCTACGTGCTGATGAGCGTGTCGCTCAAATCACGCTGACCTTCAACTTCGCTACCAGCACCGACCCGAAAGCCCTGCGTGCGCAGGTAATCCTTCTACGCGATGTGCTGAAGTTGCAGAACTATCAGTACGGTGAGCAGACCTGGTACGTCTCCAGCGAAATCATGTCGAACTGGGAGCAGTATTTCGATGTGAATTCCCTGCGTACGGTGCTGGAAGAGATTAAAAAGCTCTCCGGCATTAAAGACATCAAAGAAGATGCCAAGCTGACCGGAAACCAGATCATGGTCGTGCCGCTGGGCGCTGGTGTAATTGCCCCAATCGTCGGCCAGGCGTTCGGCACCGTTGCCGACCCGCGCCAGTTCTACAACAGCGATTATATCTGGCGCACATGGGGTGCTGCTGGCCTGATGGTTAAGCAGGACATCAGCGGTCATTTCTCTGTCGTTTACGCTTCGAGCTAAGGATAAAACATGGCACTCGTAAAAATTCTGGCTGCAAACCTCTTTGCCGGTGCCAACTTCCAGAAACTGGAGGTTGGTAAAACATACGACGTTGACGATGCGATCGCTGAGAAATGGATCGACGCTGGCAAAGCCGAAGCAACGAAAGAGAAGGGGGTGAAACTTCAGTTCGAAGTGTCGACTCCGTCTGCGCCACTCACCGCCGAAACCAGCACGCTTCAGACCCAACTGGATGACGCTCTGTTGCAGATTCAGCAGTTGCAGCAGGCAGCAGACGAGAAAGACGTGGCGCATGCCGAAGCACTCACCGCCGAAACTAAGCGCGCTGACGACGCTGTTGCCGCGCTGGCTGAAGCAACCAAGAAGGTGAAATAACAATGGCGACCCCAGTTACGGCTGGCGATGTGAAAGGCTTCCTCTCCGAATTGGGGTATGCCATCCCTGACGCTTTGCTAACTCCGATCCTCTGCGTGGTGAACAAGATTATTCCTTGCCTTGAAGGTGCCGGATATGACGACTGCACCGCGCAACTCATTCTGATGTACGCAGCGGCTCT